TTACCATCTATAAAAGCATAGTCAGATCCCACATTCCAAGATGGGTGATCTTTAAACTCGTGTTCGTGAGTATCTGGATTACAATTCTCTAGTATAAGTGCGCCCAAGCCCTCATATTCTGAATCAGGAGGATAAAAAGATGTAAAATTTTTTAATTTAAAATCTTTTATTTTACTTAATTCTTCTAAAATATAACTAGATGGTATGTTCCAAGTTGTCCAGTGTAGTTTTATATTATTTGACAAACAAAATGATTCTAAAACATAAATAAACCTAATAGAGTCCACAACGAGTTGATGTGGGGAAGTTGAGTCCTCTATATATTTTTGATCTTGTATTTCCATAAAAAATGATCTCTTGTCTTGAATTATTTTTGGGTTGCAAAAAACTTGTTCTAAGTTATCTTTTGTTCCCATACTGCCTCTGTTGACTCTTGACTTATAAAATTCTTTGTCTACTATGACCACGCTTCTAAAAAAATCTGGGAAAAAGCAAAAAATTTCTTTTGGCATTTTAGTGTTTAAGCAGTACTGGATTATGTTCATGCAAATATTTTCTACTGAGTCTCCAGGATTGCCCAAGTTCGTAACACTTTTGTTAATCTTTTTGCTTAAAAGGTTTGTCCACCTACCAGATTCTGGAACACCAAGACCAAAGGTTATAGAGCAACCAGATGCAAGTATCTCTGAATTTTCATCAATTTCTCCTCTTAAACCAATAGAATTTATTTCGTAGGTATTTACCTCATCAACTGTTTCTACAGAGTTATCTTTACTAATACGTTTTGAACTAACAACATCATTACTTCCTGGCTTATAAAGTCCAATTTGCTTTGTATTTGAAAAAAACCTTTTTAAATACCAATCATTTTCTTCATTCTCTTTATAAAAAGGCAAAATATCTCTTGTTAAAAACTTCATAATTAATTGTATCACAGGGTTGAAATAAGTGTTATTGCCTATTTCTATTGTCGTCTTTTACCCAAACTTTTTTTCCATTTTTCCATACAGGCCAGTAGCCAAGGCTACGCCAGTCCATCTGAGTTATCTTAGGCTCTTTTGGCATTAACACACCAAACTTTTCCATCACTCATTGTTTGATGAGCGTCCCAAAACCATTCAGATGCCTTGTCTAGATTACATAGAGAACAAACATTTTTAATCATTCTTCTCTTCTCCAATGCAGGTATGACTTAATATAGACTGCTGCATATGCGAGGGCACTGAAAATGAACCCGTATTGATCAGTATAAAGGGCATATGCTATCCAAAGACATTCGTTAAATAGGAGCACAAACCATCCCCAAATAGTCTTACGACCAACAAAGAAGATTCCTGTAACGCCAATGACGGCAAGCACCCAGGAGGCATAGTCTTGCATAAATTGGTTCATATATTTATTATACCTTAACGTCTTATTTTTGTCAAATTGACTAAACGATAATCTTTTTCTCTAAAATCCTGTTGTAATAAAAATAACATGAATCAAAATTAAATTTATCTAAAAGATTTTTGTCATAGTTTGGTAAAGTTTTGCTTGATTTAAGATAATCTTCAGAATACTCTGTTGGATATGTATCAAAAAACACATAATCTCCTGAATCTATTTCTAAAAGACTTAGAATTTTTTTAGTTACAGCATCTGGATATAATACAAGATCATTAAAGTCAATCACATAGTCTGCATAATCATACAAAAAATTATGCACAAGTATGTACTCTGTAAGAATTTGATTAACTCTTATCTCGATAGCGAACAAAGGCCTTGGTCCTGCGTTGCTTTGTTCGTATCCACTATAGGATGTGATACTATCTACTGGATCTCTAACTATTGTAATTAACTTTCTTTGTTTGTTATTGTTTTTATCAAATAGTAGGTTTAAAGTATGAGATTTTTCGATGTGAATTCCTGCTTCTTTATAAATAAGTTCGTCAAAATAATGAGACCCACTTCTTGGAAATGTCACTAAATATGGTATATGTTTTTTCATTTTCTGGAATCTACTTGATTCTGTAAGTTATAAAAAAACTCTGCTACATGCTCTTGAAAATGAATTCCTGGATGAGACATTTCTGGGTGTTTCTTATGGTCTATAACAGAATAATCAGATCCAGAAGGCCAACATATATGGTCTTTAAATTCGTTATCGTGGCTTGAAGTGCAAGTCTCTTTTATAAAAAAATTAAGTTGATTTCCTGAACCTTTTGGGTAAAAAGGAACAAAGTTTTTTAATTTAAAATTTTCAAGTTTTTCAAGTTGTTCCATGACCATAGAACTTGATCTGTCCCATGTTGTCCAATGTAGTTTTATGTTATTTGATAAACAAAATGATTCTAAAATATAAATATAGTTTACAGCATTTAAAATTAGTTGATGTGGCGAAAGTGAGTCTTCTATATTTTGTTTATCTTTTGTCTCCATGACAACAATATCTTCATCTGTTTTAATATTGGGATTACAAAACATTAACTCTAAAAAATCTTTTGTTCCAACATTTTCTCTCTTTACGCCTGACTTATAAAATTCTTTGTCTACAACAACCATATTTCTCCAAAAATCTGGCATCAAACAAAAAATTTCTTTAGGCATTTTGTTGTTCATGCAATAATGAATGATATGGTTACAGATAGTTGCTACAGATCCTCCAGGATTTCCTAAGTTCATTATACTCTTATTCATCTTATTGCTTAGAAGGTTTGTCCATCTTCCATCTTCTGGGATCCCAATACCAAAAGTAATAGAACAACCAGAGGCAAGAACATCAGCATCAAGATCCACTTCTCCACGCAAACCAAGGCTATTAATCTTGTATGTGTTATGCTCATCCACCGTTGGTAAAAAAGGATCACCATTTGATTTATTTAGAATAACATTTGTTGCATGTGGAGCGTAGTAACCAATTTCAAGAGTATTTGTAAAATATTTGTTTAAATAAAAGGAATTATTTTCATTATTTTTATAATAGTTTAAAATATTTTTTGTAATTTTTGTCATACTACTAAGCCCTTACTCTATTTGCTTTAGATAACAGTTTGTGATACTCATTATAGCATTTAGCCATGTCCTCTATTTTAAAATATTCTTCATTATATTCCTTAACTGTTTTGCTAGAGACCAAATATCCAATCTCCTTGTTATCTCCGTCCATATTATATTTTGATGGTGTTTTTTCAAAACCAATTAGATTGCATACCATTTTTGTTGTTTCTTCAGGGAAATTAATTAGATCGTTGTAATCAATAACTAGATTAGCATTTTGATCTAAATATTTATACAGGTCAACATAATAGTCGAGGTAGTCGGCTTGAGTATATGTATCTGGATTGTAATACTTTCTCATTGCTACAAGAGATTGAATACTGTCAAAAGGGTCTCTTGCAATAGTTATAATAAAACTATCTTCGTTAACTTGATAGTGGCTAAATGTTATTTCTTTAGAAGAGTATGTGAGTATAAGGTTTTGAAGATAGTGGGTTCCAGATCTTGGATAGGTAATTATTTTTGCTGGATTCATGCTATGACACAAGGCCCATAGACAAATGATCTAAACAAACATCTGCAACCACATATTCAGAGTGGTTTACAACTATGTCGTAATGAGTTGCATCCTTGTTGCAGAAAAAGCATTTAGATTTATTCATAATATGATTATACCACTAGACGAGATCAAACCATATCGGCATGATATACCTTGAACCATTGGCTGGCCCAACATGATACCAATAGTTAGGGTTTCCAGGGTATAGAATTAGATCGCCAGCCTTTGGCTTAAGAGATAGGCCCTGATTAATAAAAGATAAACCTCCACCATCATAGTCATCATTTAGATAAACCCATCCTGCTAAATGGTTTGAGTCTTTGTGGCCCATGTCATCTATTGGGATAGTTTTACTATTATTATGAACCCACTGAGCAAAACGAGAATTTCTTGGCTTTAGTTTTACACCAAACTCTTTTTCTAAAATAGACTGAATTCCAGGTATATACTTTTCTGAATAGGTAAGTGAATCATAATACAATAAAGATAGGGCAGGCCAACCAGCATCGTCATTCTGTAGAAGACGGTTATTACTTGTCTCTGTACTCTTTATAAGTTCTATGATGTGTTCGCATTCTTCTTTGCTTAGATAGTTATTAAATACTTTAATATTGCTAGGATCGCTTCCAATCCTGTTAAATGTTTTTACTGTTAGGTCAGAGTAGCCGATGACATTGTCTTCAGGNACNACAATNTCATTAAAGTTNTTTACNANNTCTAATAACTTACTAATATCTTCCTGATCAGTATGAATCATAAAGTCATAAATACCAAATTTTTCAGATAGATTTCTTATTTGTGCAACAACATCGATCAGTGATCCTTTTACTAAATGATGCTGCTGTCTAACTGGAGCATTCTTATCATACTTGACATACTTTTCATCGTCTGGATGTGTGGTAATAAGTGGATCAATAATCACTATTGGCTTCACCTTATCTAGATCAATCTTTTTAAACTGATCTCTAACCAACAGATTGTCATCAACATATATATATTCGCAATGCTTGTTTGCTATTCCAATTGTTGTGTCTGATGAACCGACAACTGCCATGTGTGTCTTGTGCTCATGGTTTTCCATTAAAGCCATTACCTTATCCATCCACACTTCAGATATTGCAACTCTTTTTTCAAGGGTATCAATCAGCGATGGATCATGCATATAGTGATCTATTACTAACTTTTCAGAATGACCATTACCTTCATCGCCCCATCTTCCAGCAACCATGTTTACTCCAATTCTTCCAGGAGCAAAGCGATTTAAGGTTTCAAGAATCTTCGCAGCATAATCTGGGCTTACGCCATATGCTGGTAAAGCGATTGTCATTATCAGTTGATTGGTTTTTTCTAATGCCTCTTTTATTACTAATGAAAAATCAATACCTCCTGGACCATACGGAAGTAAAACAGATTTTACGTTAGCACCATCTAGTTCTTGGGCCATCTTGAGAATTCCATTAAGGTCTAAGTGCTCGATACTATCATTTATTTGCCAATGTCTTCTCCACATCCAGTGAAAGGTTATAGGCTTTTTAGTATTATCCATTTTTTATTACTCTTCCCTTTGTTTTAAACCAAGAACCTATCTTGGCTTTTGCTACCTTGCTTCTTAGAAGTTCTCCAAATGTTTCATGAGATATCTCTGAACCAAGGTACTCTTGCCCAGTTTCAAGATCAATCAGTTTCCATTTTGCAGGAGCCTTTGTATGCAAAATTAAATCAATTGGGTAATCGTAATCATCTACCTCAGACCCATCTAAAAGTTTTCTTTTTTTTGTACTATCCATTAATTTTCTACTATCGTAAACCAAATAGGTAATGTATATCTATCTCCAGATAAAACTTTTTTAACTTCGTGAGCATAGTGCACATTACCAGGGAATATGACCAAATCACCAGTTTTTGGCTTAAGACAAACATCATGCGTTTCAAATTTAATTTCTCCACCCTCATAGTTATCATTTAAATAAATAATAATTGGCAAATGGTTCTCTGTTACATAACCAAGATCATCTACATGAACATTTAAGTAAGATCCAGTCTCCCAGTGAACAACACCCAAGAACTCTTCTTTTTCTAATATATTGATATCTTCTAGGTTGTATGCTTTTTCTATTTCATTTTTAGCCCTACCTATAATATTGTACTTATCAGGCAAACCATTATATTTATGCATGTAGGTTAATGGCTCTCCATTAGGACCTTTTTGAGAAACAAAACGAATAGAGTCTCTCTCGTCTAGCCCTTCCATCAAATAAGATATTTCTTCTTCTGTTAAAAAATTAGGAATAGTTATAATGTTTTTTGTAGAGTTGCCTAATTTATTGAAAAATTTATTGTATGATTCAGTTCTTTTAATTGAGTCGGGATCATTTCCTACTGGCTTATTGTTAATTGAGTATGGCATATAACTATTATACCATCAATCGGATAGGCAGGTAAAACAGACAAATGGTTCGTCGCTGGGTTTAAGGTGCAGTTCGTCGCATTCGGTGCAGGCTATCTTGTAGCCCATAAATTTGCTATACGATGACTCCAGTTTATTCATGGCTATATTTTATCATACACTCTTTTAAGTTCGGCGCAAAATAGAAGTAATAAACCTTCTTATGCCCTAGACGGGCACTATTGGTTAGTATCCTTCATCTGCTTTCATCTCAATAACACCCTTGGTATCAAGACATAGTTTACATATCTCAAAGAACATAGTTCCAGAGGAATCTATCCTATAATCGTAATCACATTCATGAGGAGTCTTTCTCATCTCATTAAAGCGTTTCCAAGGATCTTTCATAAACTCATCAATATCCACCTGTGCACTCATTTCTCGTATGGTATAGTCTTATTTTTGTCATAATTTTGCGGGACGGACCAAAAAGATCTTCCTTACAGGTAAGGCATCTATAAGACCACTCACCAGTAAAGAAGTCATGTA